AACCGAGAGGATGCTGGATTTCTTCGTAAGTCAATGGTATCGTTACAGTTGCGACGATTTAGCGTCGGTTGCTACGTCAGGGGGCACCTTGCAACCGGAAACGGTGGATGCCGTCGTTGAGGCAACCCGAGGTACGTATTTACACGCTGTGCTATCTGCTGATTGGGACTATTTCAAGCGGTATAAACAGCCACCAGGCGACGCTTGGGATGGCGTCCTACCCGATGACGGCCCCGATATCCATCAGTTTACACCTACCGAGGCCAGACTTATCCCGAGCCATGAGGTGCTGGAGTCGGCTGTGGTGGAACGCCAGAGAGTTAAGGCAGGATCTACCATGCTCTCACTGATGTATGAGCATAACGTCGACGACTACACATGGTTCGAAGGTACCGACGGACTGTGGCACTGTTACAACAACCAAGGGATGCAATGAGAGAGATAGACGATCTTGACTGGGATGCTAGCGAGCATAGGCTGCTGGACGAGCTGAAGGCTGCCAAGCGTGCCAAGGCTGCCAAGAAAGCATCAGGTGTTATACCCGAACGGGTAATCCAGAAGGCCATAGCAGACCAATTATGCCTTATCGGGTATATGGTTGTGCGTGTTAACAGTTCAACGCAACAGCTGGAACACGGCACACGGCTGTCTTCGTACCGTGTGGTGAACATTAACGCCACCTCAGGTCATGCTGACCTGGCTGTATATCGTGATGGCCGCGCATGGATGCTGGAGGTTAAGGCTGCCAAAGGTAGGGTGTCGGAAACGCAAAACAGGTTCTCGGACTGCTGCCTGCGTTATGGCGTACCCTATGGGATCGTCAGATCTGTTGACGATGCCATCGAGTTCGTCAAAAAGAATTAGGGGGTTTTATGTTATACGAGTTGATCTTATCCGACGTATGCACACTGTGCGGTGTCACACTCGAGGATGCCTACAGTCCCACACGACGTGCTGACGTGGTACGTGCACGGTCTATCACGTGGTATATCCTAAGCAAACACTACGGCTGGACGCTAACGTCGATTGCCAAGCACAGCCAAAAGCACCATGCTACGGTCTTGCACGGCATCGCCAGCATAGAGGACGCCTACCTAATGTACAGCGACGTGAGGTCTGTGGTGACTGACATACAACAGATCAACTATGCTAGTCTTATGAGGGGCTTGTGATGTTGTGGATAAGTGGCCAACTATTAAGCATAACTTAATAGCTGAATGAACCTAACACCTTCACAAGAGGCCGAACTGAAACGTCGTGCACGTGCCATGATGGGCTGGACTGCCCTATCACGGTGGTGCTCGGTTCTGTTGAACCGTGACGTGCCTGTGAGTGAGTTGAAGGCTGACTATGCCCTCATGATCGAGAACGAACGCAACGATGTTAGGTTCCAGCTAGCACAGACACAGATCGACAAAGCCTTGTCAGGTGATAACACGATGTTGATCTGGCTGGGCAAACAACATCTCGCACAGACGGACAAGGCTGCAACGGAGGTGTCAGGCAAGACAGACATCAGGATAGTGCTCGCCCCCACACATGAGGAACCCAAGCACATCGAGGATGCCGAGATCATCGCCATAGGGCCGAAGGGCGACACGCCGTGATTACCATCGACGCCCAATTACACGACGGCCAGAAGCTAATATTCCGCAATCGAAGGCGATTCAACACGGTCGCCTGTGGTCGTAGGTTTGGCAAGACCGTGATGGCGGAAGCCCTGCTTATCGAATCGGCTATAATGGGCAAACCAGCGGCTTACTTCGCCCCCACGTACAAGATGCTATCTGATGTTTGGAAGGCTCTTAAGACAACGCTGCACCCTATCATAACGGGTGTAAGTGAACAGGAAAAACGCCTTACCATCGAGACGGGTGGTATTATCGATTGTTGGTCATTAGACGCCTTCGACAGCGTGCGGGGCCGTAAGTATGCCCGTGTCGTCAACGATGAGGTGGCGATGGTTAAGAACTTCATGGACGCATGGAATGAGGCGATCCGTCCAACGCTGACAGATTACAAGGGCGACGGGTATTTCTTCAGCACGCCAAAGGGCCGTAATGACTTCCACGCTATGTATGAACGTGCTAGGCTCGATGAAACATATGCGAGCTTTCGCATGCCTACAAGCGTAAATCCCTACATCGCACAGGATGAAATCGACGCTGCACAGCGCGAACTGCCTACCGTGGTATTCAATCAGGAATACCTGGCTGAGTTTGTAGATGTGCAGGGTGCTCTGGTTAAACGTGAGATGATCACGTACGTCAACAGCGACCAGGTGCCACGGGATCTGAAAATAGGCATGGGTGTTGACCTGGCGATCTCTAAGTCAGACACGGCTGACTACACCGCCATTGCTGTAGTGGGCTACGACAAGGACTCGGGGCGTAGGTACGTGCTGGACATGTGGAGAGGCAAGGTAGGGTTTCACGAAGTGGTCCAAGGCGTACAAAGCCTAGCGGCAAAATGGAACCCATCGCGTATCAACATCGAGGCTGTTCAATATCAGGTGGCAGTCGTGCAGGAACTTCTCCGCAAGACATCCCTACCTGTCAAGGCTGTCAAACCAGACCGCGACAAGGTAACACGTTTCCACGCTTTGCTGGCAAGGTATGAGCAACTATTGGTTACACACGTACGGGGGCTGGAGCCTTCATTCGAACAAGAACTACTTTCTTTTCCAGAGGGTAACCATGACGACATGGTGGATGCTCTCGTTTACGCTGAGATGGCGGCAGTAAAATCACAGGGCGCTGGGGTTGTATTTCTATGAAACACGGAAGTTTATTTTCAGGGATTGGCGGTTTTGATCTTGCCGCTGAGTGGATGGGATGGGAAAACCAGTTTCATTGCGAGTGGGCGGAGTTCCCACGTAAGATACTCCACCGCTACTGGCCTAATGCGATAAGCTATAATGATGTTACACAAACGGATTTCACATCACATGCCAACCAAATCGACATCCTTACAGGCGGATTCCCTTGTCAGCCGTACAGCGCGGCAGGCAAGCGAAAAGGGAAAGACGATGATCGTCACCTCTGGCCCCACATGCTACGAGCTATTCGAGAGATCCGACCTCGCTACGTCGTGGGCGAAAACGTTTTCGGGCTTACTACTTGGAACGGGGGCGTGGTACTCGAAGAGGTGTGCGCTGAACTGGAAGCTGAAGGTTACGCCGTACAGCCGTTTATTGTTCCAGCTGCAGCCGTCGGCGCTCCCCACAGGAGAGACCGGGTCTGGATTGTTGCCCACGCCGCGAACAGTAGATGTCGAAGGCGGGAAAGTGTCGGGTGTGCAATACGAGAACGGAGGGTATTATCGCGAGAACAAGAACGGAACACGATGGGGTGTCAAGTTGCGGGATGTTGTCGAGAACGGAATGCTACCGACAGTCCAATCGCGCGATTGGAAAGGAGCGGAGGGACGAGGTACAGATCTGCCATCTCTTGTAAACAAGCAAACTGGGAAGACTTCCCAACTGTCGCCCCGGTTTGTAGCGGAGATGATGGGCTTCCCCGTGAACTGGACGGAATCACCTTTCCAAAGTGGCGCAACGAATCAATCAAGGGCTACGGAAACGCAATAGTGCCACAGGTAGCATTTCAAATTTTTAAAGCGATAGAACACTATGAGCATACTAACTCGGATTAAGCAGTATATCTCCCCAACTGGCGAGGTCGCACAGAACGACCTTCCTATACCAGTTACGGAGTTGTGGAACAAACATAACTTCACACCTATCGTCAACTGGCGTGGTGCTTACCAGATGTGGAAGGCTAACCCCGTGGCTGTGGCGTGCACTCTGACCTATTCGCTGATGATGCCGGAAGCACAGATAGGTGTGATCACTCCCAACGGTTACGATTTCGAAAGTCCTATCGTGGGGATGCTTACACGTAACCAATGGCGTGTGACCTTTGGTGAGATCATGACGATACTGTGCATTGGTGGCAACGCCTATGGTTACAAGCTACGCAACGCCTCGGGTGCTATCATTGGCATGCGCTGGTATTCAGATAAGAACTTCGCGCCTGTCAACGATGGTTACGGGGACGTCGAACACTACCTATACTACGATGGACAGGTAGCGTACACAGTACGCAAGGAAGACGTCGTTCACATTCAGGGCTTCTGGTACGATCCCGAGAAAACCCTCGGAGGTGGCAGCCCTGTGGAGTTAGCAGCGCAGTCTATCGAGGGCTATAACGAAGCTACGTCTACGGTGTTCAACATCCACAAGAACGACGCGATGCCGAAGACGTTGCTAGTGTACGATGAGGAACTCAGCAGCGAACAGGCTTCACTTGCACAAAAATCTTTTTCTCGCAAGTACGGAGGCGAACGTCGTGGTAGCGTGGGTATCGTCTGGGGTGTCAAGGACGTTAAACGCCTTGCCCTCGACTGGAACGAACTGGGCTTGTCTGATACCTTCGGTCAGTACGAGACGCGGATCTGTGGTGCTTACAAGGTGCACCCGATTATTGCGGGAACGCACATGGGGCTGTCCTCTGCGACCTACAGCAATTTTGAACAGGCAAGCAAGGACTTCACTAACATGGTGCGTGTTCCCTTCTGGAATATGATTGCTGACCAGATCAACGCACAGCTTGCTATCCCTGAATATGGCGTGCAACTTGGTTTCGATCTCTCGACAGTGCAGGCACTGGCTGGTGAGACCATCGCCATGGAGGCGGTATCTACGGACAACGACAGCGACGTAGACGATGATTCAGACGTCGACGACACACCCGAAACACTAAGCCTCGGAGGTGGCGTGTCTTCGGACAAATACTTTCACAAAAACTACAGCGTTACCGTAGGCCCTGAAACGAAAGCCTGGCTGCACCATCCAGACTCGCAGGTCTACGCCAAAGCCTACGACGATCTGCTGAATAAGCAATCCGAGAATATCGCTAAGGAGTGGGGGCGTGTGCTCGATGATCTCTACGACACCATCACGGCTGACGTTAAGGCGCTCCGCATCGAGACGAAGATAGATGACCAGTTCAGTCTCGATGTCTGGGAAAAGAACTTTGTCGACGGCACCGAGGACAGCCGAACGGAACTTACCGAGATCGTGCTGGCATTAGCGCAGGAAGAGGTCGACGCTGAGGGCGAGTTCACACGGGGCCGTGAGGCTGGCATTCAGGAAAGCGCAGACAAGATAGCAGCATCCGTAGGAACCATCAGAACGGACATACAAACCTTGCTACGACAGAATGCCGGTGTTGGTGAGGAGGAACTGGCAAGGCTTTTGAAGGAAAAATTCTCTGACCTGAAGGTATCACGTGCCAATGCCATCGCAAGGACTACAGCAACAGCCACCACAGGCACTGTGCAGAAATCCGTCTGGGATGAATTGGGCGGTATCAAAAGGTCGTGGGTGGCCTTGTCAGGGGCACGTAGTGCACACGCTGCAGCGCATGATCAGTTGGAAGATGCGAACGGTAACTTTACAGTTGGCGGTGAGACGACACCCTATCCTGCAGGCCCTGGCTTGTCAAAATCTAATTCGGTGAATTGCCGGTGCTTTTGCAGAGCTCGTGAAATGGACTGGCAATCACCCAAGGCCTAACTTGTGGATAATTAAACAACAGCATAACCCAAATTCGTATGGTATGGGGAACACACCATGAAAATTGAACGTAAGACTTTCGAATTTCAAGTTAAGGCAGAGGGCGACAGTGGCGTAATCGAGGCCATCGTCTCCGTGTTTAACAACGTCGACAGCTATGGCGACCGTGTTAAGTATGGTTTCTTCGACGATTCGCTGAAGACCAAACTGCCCAAAGGCGTCTGGGCTCACGATTGGAAGACACCGGTGGCGAAGACATTAGAAGCCCGTGAGCTAATGCCAGGCGACGCCATGCTACCTGATAGCTTAAAAGACCTTGGTGGCCTCTATATCAGGGGCCAATTCAACATGAATACACAGCGAGGACGTGAGACCTATTCCGACATCAAGGAAGGTATCATCGATGAGTTTTCGATCGGTTATTCGGTAGTCGAAGAAACATTTGCACAGGACGGAGCACGTGAACTAGTCAAGGGGAAACTCTATGAGTGGTCACCAGTGCTGTTCGGTGCTAACTCACAAACGGCACTTATTAGCGCTAAGGGACTTAACGATGACTTGGAAGACGTTGGAGCTGACGTCGGCCGTATCATCACGAGGCTGAACGAACGCGCAGAAATCAGGCAGAAGGAAGGGCGCACGCTATCGTCGGCTAACGTGGCACGCCTGACCGAATTGATGGATACACTAACCGCTGCAGTAGGCAATATCAAAATGCTTATTGACGCGGCACAACCGGTTTCCGCAAAGGCTGCCATGGAAATGGAAGCATTGCGGGCATTAGTAAACAAGAGGAAACAATCATGAATTTGCAACAGATCAACGACGCCATCAGCGCGAAGTCTAGCGAGCTCGAAACGCTCCTTGCTAAGACAGAGCCAACGATGGACGAAGTAAAGTCTGCACAGACATTGAACGCTGAAATTGACGCGCTCAATGAGCAGGCTAACGAAGTAAAGTCGTTCGAAGCTATCAAGGCCAAGAACGCACAACGCCAGACGGAAGTGAAGACAGCAGTGAACAAGCTGCCAAAGACGAACGATGTTAAGGTCGGCGAATCATCAGCAAAGGCTAACATGCCAGATGCTGAGTACAAGGCTTACGTAACAGGCTTGTTTGTAGGTGGTCTTGCTAACGAGACAGCACGCCAGAAGTACACAGAAGTTACTGGCCTTGATTATAAGACACACACACAAGGCAACGACGCCACAGGTGGCATCTTCGTTCCAACGGAGACATCAAGCCTGATCGTCAACCTGAAGGACACATACGGATCATTCCGTCGCAACACACGTGTTGAGCCTATGGGATCGGAATCAATCCGCATCTTCCGCACAGGCGATGACGTGACGGCATACTGGGGATCTGAGACAGGAACATTGTCATCATCTGACATGTCATTTGATGCAGTGACGTTGAACGCAAAGAAGATGTATGCCCTTGCAGTTCTTTCAGAAGAACTCGTAATGAACAGCACACAAAACCTCGGCCTTCGCTTTGCTGAATCGGTAGCACGCCAGTTCGCAAAGAAGGAAGACGAAGCTGGTTTCTTGGGTGATGCTACGTCAACATACGGCGGTGTTCTCGGTCTTGCTGGCAAGCTCCGCAAGGTTCTCGAGGATGGTGGCGGAACATGGACGAACGACACACACAAGGGCTATCTTGGATCAGCACAGGTATGTGCTGGCAACACCTTCGCAGAAGTAACAATGGGCAACCTGATTGCTGGTATGCGTAAGGTTCCAACATACGCACTCACGGGTGCCAAGTGGTATTTCAACAAGGTAGCTTTCGGTGAGACAGCAGAGCGCCTCGCATACGCACAGGGCGGTTCAACAGCTGCAGAACTTGCTGGATCATTCGGTCAGCGCCTCTTCGGCTATCCTGTCGAGTTTGTCGACGTGATGCCATCAGCAGATGCTAACAGCCAGGTATTCGCTTACTTCGGTAACCTCACACAGGCTGCAACTCTTGGTGATCGCATGGCCACATCGATCAAGCAAGACGCAAGCAAGGGCTTCGACACAGATACAATCTATGTCAAGGCTACTCAGTACCTTGACATCAAGGTACACGAAATGGGCAACTACAATGCTACTGCAGCATCACGTACAACAGGCCCTGTTGTTGGTTTCGTAACTATTAACTCATAAGGTGACAACATGAACGCACTACAAAATGTGAAGGTTGTCAACGTTACGCCACCAGCTGCAATCGTTGACAATGCATCGTTTACAACTAACACGATCGACACAGCTGGCTTTGGTAAGCTCGCAGTGTATTTCAGCCTTGGTGCAACAGACATCGCGATGACGGCCCTCAAACTCCAGGAGTCAGACGACTCTGGCATGAGTGGAGCTGCTGACATCACGGGCTGTGTATACGGCGCAACGGGTGCACCTGCACTGCCAACGGCTACCGATGACAACAAGGTCTTCGGGTTCTTTGTGAACCTCGCAGGTCGTGATCGTTATATCGACGTCGTTGCTACAGCTGGCGACGGCTCTGCTGGCACCTTTGGTGCTTGCACTGCTATCCTCTACAACGGCGACCCGATCAACGACGCTACCGAGCGTGGCCTCGCTGCGAACATCATCAAGGACTAATCTGTTCTGACGACTGGGCCCACGGGCCCAGTGGTGAGCACAGCAAAGGCATACAATGATTATCCTATCGTCATCTGGCGCACGTGTTGATTTGGAGCTACGACAAGGGGCAGCCTTTGCACGTACCTTCACACATAAGACGAACGGGGTGGTAACCAACATAACAGGTTACACCTTCGCCGGCCAGATTAGGACTATTGACAACGTGCTGGCTGCAACGTTTACGATCACGACAGTAAACGCTTCGCAAGGTACGTTTTCGGTAGCATTAAGTGCAGCGACTACGGCATCGCTGACGGTGGGCGAGGTGTATGTCTGGGATTTGGAGCAGAGGGTCTCGAGTTCAACGAATGAACTACTCCGTGGCTATGTGACGGTTCTCGGTGAGGTAACCCAGTGAGCACCACGATAAACGTAGACCAGTCAACGATTAGTCTGAACATTGCAGACGAAGACGTCAAACTGAACGTCGACCAGTCTACTATCACACTCGATGTTGCATCGGGTGGGCTGGTGCCTATTTCAGATGACCTCACATTGGTCGCTGGCGAAAACCTCTCTGCTCTTCGTGCTGTTACTACTAACTCTTCAGGTCAGGCTGTGTACGCTAGCAACAATACGCTTGCTAATGCACAGGTCATCGGCATCGTATACACGGCCGCAAGTTCAGGGGCCAACGCAACGATTAAAATTTCGGGCATCCTGACAGATGCCAACTGGAACTGGACTAAAGGGACGGTTTACCTGGGCACCAACGGAACACTAACACAGACAGTACCAACGAACGGCGCTATAGTCGTTCACGTAGGCAAGGCTTTAACATCCACGCAACTACTAATCGATACAGACACAATCATTCAAACGGTGTAAATCATGGCAGACAAGTATATAAAAAACAACAGCGGTCAGCTTGCGGAAGTTGAAGGTACAGTTTCATCTTCAGGCGCAACGGAAGCGGGCAAGATTGTAGCTCTCGACGGATCGGGCAAGCTGGACAATTCAGTATTGCCAACAGGTATTGGGGCTACTGTTAAGGTTGCAGCGACTACCGAGAACCTATCGGCTGGCAACCTCGTAAATCTGTTTAACGATGGCGGCACAATCAAGGCACGCAAGGCAGACGCAAGCAACGGACGTCGTGCTATCGGCTTTGTTTTGACAAACTCGACATCGCCTAACAACGCAACGGTGTACCTCGATGGTACGATCACAGGGCTGACAGGTTTGACGCCCGGCGCTCCTTACTACTTGAGTGGTTCAACAGCGGGCGCTGCATCTGCAACGGCACCGACAACAGCAACCTATATTTCGCAGGAAATCGGAATTGCTTTGTCAGCAACTGAAATCAACTTCGAAGAACAGCAACCTATTACGCTGGCCTAATCAATGGCAGTTAAGAAACCATTAGTCCTAGCGTCTGGTCAGATTCAGGAACTGCAAAGCGGTGATGAGATCAACATCGACGCTAGCGATATAACGACGGGAACGGTAGCTACGGCACGGCTCGCTACTGGTACGGCTGATAGCACGACCTTTTTACGTGGCGACCAAACGTGGGCTGTGCCTTCTGGTGGTGGTAGTTCTGTAACGCCGTTGCATCCTTTTCTTTTAATGGGGGCATAATGCCAAGCGGACAAGTATACAAAGTGCTAGGCCAGTCCTGCCCAGCTAACACCAACGCAACTGATTTGTACACCGTTCCTAGTGCGACGGAGACTGTCGTGTCGTGCATTACCATTGCCAACATAACAGCGACGGCGTACACATATCGCGTGGCTATTCGCCCTGCGGGTGCTTCCATTGCTAACCAGCATTACATAGCATACGACGTAACGGTTAACGCCAACGATTCGACAACGCTTGTGCTAGGCATAACGCTTGCGGCTACTGACGTCATCACGGTGCGGTCATCCAATGCTACTTCTATTTCGTTCTCTGCTTTCGGGTGTGAGCTAACAGCGTGAGCGTAAGATCAGCACGATATAACCTGCTTTCATTGCGTAATCCGAAGGGGCTAACGGTTATACCCGAAGAGCGCGATGCGTGGGCTTTCCTAGATGCTGCAAAGATTACATCATCACGGCAGCAACGGGCTATTATCGAGCTTGTGCGTGGGTTAAAGAATGCCCAGCTCTGGTCAAAGATGAAGGCAATCTATCCGTTTGTGGGCGGTACAGCTACGACGCACAAGTACAACCTCAAAGATCCACGCGATGCAGATGCAGCGTTCAGGTTAATCTTTAGTGGTGGATGGACTCATTCCAGCACGGGCGCTACACCAAACGGAACGAATGCTTATGCGGAGACAAATATGGCAGCCAACACGTTTGCATCTTCAAACGTGCATCAATCTTTCTATTCCAGAACAAACGCAAATGGCTTGCATTTTGATCTAGGGGCCTCAAACACCGGATCCAATCAAATCATTAGTTTGTATACTAGATATATCGGGAACATCCTAGCAGACATTGGTAATTATCTTACGTCTCGTATTACAGTTGCTACTGGAGATTCATTGGGCTATTATGTCCAAAGCCGTACATCGAGCACTTTATTTAAACTTTACAAAAACAATGTAAACGTAGGCACTAGCACTGCAAATGATACTGCAAATTTACCCAGCGAAAAGTTTGCTATTGCAGGAGTTTTTATATCGGGAACATGGATTCAATTGTCTATTAGACAATGCGCCTTTGTCACCATTGGCGACGGCCTGACAGACACCGACGCAACTGCCCTTTACAACATCGTCCAACGATTCCAAACTTCACTCGGAAGACAGGTATGATACTTTCACAGATCCCCGTAACGGAGCTTGTCAACTATTGCGCCAAACTAACAGCAGAGCAAGCAGACTCGCTGCGTGGTCAGGTGTTCTTGCAGGATAGTTACTTTAATCCCATCCAAGACATCGAAGACAACTGGATCATCTCAGCGCAGGAAGTGGCGTATTGTGCTAATCCAGAGTTCCTATGGATTAAGGAATTGCCAATGATACCATTCGTACCAAAGCCAGCGCCGCCGTTGTTTGGAGTTGAAGCATGACCGTAGAGACTATGTTCGGTATCATCATGAGCACAATGCTAGCCATCATCGGCTTCTGGGTGAAGACGCTGGTAAATGACTTCAAGCAGACACGCGACAACGTAATCGCCATGCACGAAGTGATGAGCAACACGACCAACGAAATTATTGCTCTTAAAAAATCAGATGAGCTAATTACGCAGCGTATTGTTGAGATTATCGAGCGCTTGGTAAGATTAGAAGAGCGCACAGGTCACACAGAACCAAAACCACGTAAGGCATACAAGCGTGTCACTAAGTGAAGACCCGATAATTACGAAGGTACTTCCGAGGCGCATAGAACGGCCCAACGTATTCCAGAAAATACGACCTGTTCAGCCGTTGCCTGTCGTCGATGCTGAAGAACAGCCGAGCACTAACATTGTTGATAAAATCCACAATGCGTGGATTATGTTGCGACTGATACCTCACTTATTCACTATCTCCCGAGGTCTTCTCATGAAGAACTGGAAAACAACCGTTGCAGGCGTCGTGTCTGCCATCGCCTTAGTGGTGAACTCGGTTACTGGTTACACTATCCCACAGGAAGCGATCACTGCGGTTGCTATCTTTATCATCGGTTTTTTCGCTGAAGATTCCAAGTAAATAGACAGGGCCAGACATGCCGCGTTTACGCCTGTCAGATGTAGAGTACGATGCCGTACGGGAAATCATAGAAGATTACCGTGCGGCTCGTATGAAGAAATCCCAGATTAAGGGTGGCATAATACGCGGCGCTGAAATCAAGAACGCCCACGCCTTCGCTGCTGAGAATCCACAGCTCATGTCTACGAAAGTTGCCAAAGCAAAGGCAGCACTCAACAGCGTCCACGAACGCGAAGCCGAAGCACTCAAGAAACTACGAACAGCCGAAGCACCACCTACCGAATATGGGGCGGTTCCCTTCGACGATGCCATAGCAGGCGAACTACGTGATGACGAAGTATGCGAAATACGACCTGGTAAGATTGGCATCATCTCGGATGCTCACTGGCCTTTCCATGACCTACGCAAGGACTCGGCCGGTAATTTCTACGGCGCATATTGGACAGCCATAGAAACCCTACGTGATGAGGGCATCGACACGTTGGTGCTGAATGGCGATATGCTCGACGTCTACAACCTGAGCGATCACGAGAAGGTCGAAGGGAAACGCTCGTGGAAGTGGGAATTGGATGTTGCTATCGCGATGCTGAAACACCTACGGGCTTTCTTTGGTGATAAGGTACGCATAGTGTACAGAGAAGGCAACCACGAAGAAAGATACCAGCGCTACCTAGCACGCAAAGCGAAGGAACTTATTGGCACCGTTCACCTCGAGGAGTTTCTGAAACTACGTGAACTCGGCATCGAGTGGGTACCAAAACGGGGCAAGATGCAGGCTGGCCAGCTGTGGATAGACCACGGCCACGAATGGTTCGGTGGGGGTGGTGTAACACCAGGGCGTAACTACCGAATGAAAGCCCTTGACAATATCCTAGTGGGGCACGTGCATAGAACGTCCACGGACATGATTCGCAGGCCCTTAGACGGGTCTTTCATAGCAGGGTGGTCTGTAGGGTGCCTCTGCGACT